GATTTTATTATATCATATTCCCCCTGTTACTCTATCAAAAATATGATAAACTCTCATTTCAAACCACCTTAATCTTGATTTTCTTGACTTGGCTTTTGTGAACTTGATTATCAGTTCATCTATAACGTCGGTGTACTTTCCTCGTGAGATGAGATCATTTCTCAAATCAATAAGGCTGTTGATGACTGTACGCCGTTCATCGGGTGATAAATATAAGTGATATCTCGGATTTCTCATTCTGCTACCTCCGTTTCATTTTGATGATTTCATTATAAACGGAGCTTACCCAAAAATCGAATATGTGGATAAAAAATCTTTTAAAGACAGAAAAACGCCGCTTCAGCTTTTACACTGAAACGGCGTTCTGTTTTTGTATCAGAGAACACATCTGACGGCAAATCCGCCGCTGAAAAAGTAGGTGTTCATCCAATACTTGTTTGGTGGAGTTAAGGTGTTAAAGGTCGAACCCTCAACACCATTATTTTCTAAATCGTGTATCAAGTCATCAAAGGTAACTTTGTCTGATGTACTGGAGCCATTATAATACACAATGAATTTGTCATCAAAAACATAAATTGCATTTATAAATGTATCAATAATCTTCTTCTGAAATTGCTTATCATTAATATTACCGTCCATAATGTCACTAATGAAATCTATAACATCAGAGCGTTTCATAGTAGCATTTGCTATTGCTTTTTCTCTTGCTATTTCTATTTCTAGTTCTGCAAGTTGATTATCAAGATTGTTAATTTGTTCATTAAATTTCTTCAGAACTCTTGCATTTGTAGTCTTAAGAAGCCCATCAGAAAGTTCCTCTAATTTCTTTTCAAGTTCCTTTTTGTTTAGTTCTAAAGTCTTTAAATGATTTTGACCACATTCTTTATTGTAGAGGTCAACAACCTTCTGTGCCACTTCATTTACAAAGTCTTTATTTTTGTACATATACAAGGTGCGTTCAACAATAAAGGCTTCTAGTTCTTTCTGCTTTTCTCTTCTTTTTTTGCAGTCATTAATATGCTTTTTTCTGTTTCGACAAACATAGTAGCCAAACTTTCCACCACCTTTACCGGTAGCAGTTTCACCAATCATACTGCCACCACAGTAACCGCAAAAAATTTTAGTTGCAAGAAGATACTCGTGTGTAGCTGATTTTGTTCCTCTGTTTTGTTTGTTTTTAGCTAACTGTTTTTGTGCTTGTTCAAAAGTCTGCTCGTCAATAATAGCCGGTATGCCATGTTCGATAACTATATCTTCATACTTGTACTCTCCAATGTATTTCCTGTTTGAGAGTATTTTATTTAAAGAATTAAAAACAAATGTACTGCCGTTCTTAGTTCTCCAGCCTTTAGCATTTAGCTTATATACTATTTCTTTTTTGGATGTGCCGGAAACATATTCGTCAAAAATAAATCTTACAATCTCAGCTTCTTTTTCGTTGATAACATATTTCTTATCAACCGTATCAAACCCAAGAGGTACAGAACCACCAACAACTTGACACTTTAGTGCTGATTCACGCATACCTCTTCTTACATTTTCAGAAAGCTGTCTTGAATATGTTTCAGCCATAGCTTCTAGCATTGCTTCAAGTAGTACGCTCTCAGAGCCTTCACCTAAGTATTCTGTAACTGAAACAACTTTGACATTATTCTTTTTTAGTGCATTTTTATAAATAGCGCTGTCGTATCTATTTCGTGCAAATCTATCTAGCTTCCAGACAAGGACCACATTAAACTGATGATTATTGCTATCCTTAATCATCTGAAGAAATTCAGGTCTGTTGTCTGATGTACCTGAGATAGCACGATCTATGTAGCTATTGATGATAGTCATATCATTTTTTTTTGCGTATTCAGTGCAGTATCTAATCTGACCTTCAATGCTCTGTTCCTGTTGGTTATGGCTAGAGAACCTAGCATATATTACAGCGTTCATTGATTATCCCTTCCCTTAAGATATTATTATGGTAAAGAGTATTCACTTATCTCTTTTCTCTTAAGTTGATGTGCTAATACATTTCTAGCATATAAAAGTTCGTCATTATTATTTTTAGTATCATCAAAGGCAGCAATAATAACTCTTGAAGTTCTGCCAATTAAATCTTTATTATTTTCCCAATACGTTAAGCCTTCGTGGTTAAACAAAATGTCACGATTTTTACAATCATTTGGAATAGTGCATTTAAAATGTTTTAACAAAGTTTTTGCATAATTGTACAAGTCTTGTTCTGATGTTAAATTAAAGAGATAATCATCTATTTTATGCATAAGTGTGCAAAATACTAGATATTCATTAGAACTTATAGTCTCAGGAATTAAACAATCTTTATTATATAAATATACCCAAGCTATCGCCATTAAAATAAAAATTGAGAAAAACCACATAGGTATATAGAATCTAATTTTCATTTCTGCATTAAAATATGTCGCTATGCCACAAAAAAGCCATGTAGCTACATATGTAATAAAAAAGCCGTAATCAAACTCTTTAGCATATAAGAATGCAAGTAGTAACAAAATCAAAAACGGTGCAAATATTAAATATACAATCTCAAATTTATGAACCAAAAATGCACCAACTTCAAAGAGTGGTACAACAATACTCCAAAAGCATACTGCTTGTAATTTGTTCATATGTTCATATGCTATAAATTTATCTAACCAAATCATATTGTGCAATCCCCTTAAATTTAATTAATATCAAGTAATTTTTAAATAGCTTCTTGTGTATTGTATAAAACTAACACACAAGAAGCTATATGTATAAATATTGTCTTCTAGCATTTTAGCACTAGAATAAAGTTATTTATCGACCTTTATAGGCAATGTAAAATACAATATTTTCTAATAACCAATACACACATAAAATAACACCTATTATGTAGAGTATAGAAAATGGTCTTTGAAATAATGCTATGAACCCCCATATCCACAGAGCTGCTTGCGATATTGTATTTACAAATGGAATCATTGTGATAATCCAAATTGCGACAGCTAGTATAATTGTTAGCCATATAGGTACATCAATAATTACTAACGGAAACATCGTAGCAATCACACCTAAGTAATACATTACTTTTCCTTGTAGTGACACTGTTTAATCCCCTTTCACAAGTTATAATTCTAATTTCTTTTTTTGTATGAAGTTTTCAAACAGATTAAAAACTTCTCTTTCAAGTGGATGTGTGTACCACTTGTTTCTTTTTTCAAGTATTTGCATTCTCTCAGAACGAATTTTAGCAGATGAATAAGAGATATTACATAGTTTTGCTATTTCATCAGGTTTAATAATTCCTAGTTCATGCAACACACAAGCCGGAGATAATATATCTCTGGCAAAAATGTTAGCTGCACTTTCGGTAAAGTTGTTGTAGTCAAATGTTCTGTACTTCTTCGTATCAATTAGCAGATGGCCTAAGAATATATGGCCAAGTTCATGTGCTATAGTGAATCGGTTACGCTGAACACTATCATTATCATTGTAGATAATATAAAACTTTCCATTTTGTAAAAATGAAATACCACTTTGATTATCTTCAAGTATATTAACATTACTGTTTTTAAAAATATTGATATTACATTGTTTTGCAATATCAGATAACTTTACTGGTAGTGAAGTTATCTTAAAATCAATCAAACATTGCCAAGCTGCATTCCTGGAATTTTTATAAATACCGTACATATAACCACCTCATAGGTAGTATTTCCTATGAAGTGGTTTTTTATTTGGTTTTATAAATCAATATCCTCAGGAGTTAATTTACTCATATCAGGTATTTCTTTAATTTGCATTAGTTCATTATCAGAACTTCTTGCAGCAACAAGTGTTGGAATAGTTTTTTCAGATACATCAATATCAAGCAACTTCTTAACAGCCTCTTGCATGCTTGGATTAGCACGATAAGCAAGAATTAATTGCTGTTCTTCATCTGTTAATAAAATTTGTTGACTTTTAGAATCAATATAATCATCATAAAATTTTTCTACATTAACATTAAGTTCATTACAAATTTTAAGAAGTAACTCAAAATCAATCTTCATATTATCTCTTTTAATAATTGAGTAAAGAGTTTGATTACTAACACCGATATTTTTTGCTAATTCATTAACATTAGTACCTTTTTCTTTTAATATTCTATCTAATGTTTTACCTATCATAGTATCACCTCTGATTAGATATTATCACAATAAATTGTGACCGTCAATAAAAAATTATGAAAAATCATAAAAAACTATTGACAAATTATGCAAACAAATATATAATCCAAGTATAAGTTATTCAAACGCATAAATTTAAGAGGTGATTTTATGTATACTAACTTAAAAATTGAATTAGTGAAGAAGTCATTAACTCAGAAAGAAATTGCTGATTATATCGGCATTCATGAAAACTCAATGGGAAATAAAATTTCCAATGGTTCATTTTCAGTAGAAGAAGCTTTTAAAATTAAAGCAAAATTCTTCCCAGAATGTTCTTTGGAATATTTATTTAAAAGAACTGCTTGATGTTCAACTTCACAGAACTCAAAAGTCGCATATCTGAAAAAGGATATACGCAGAAAGAACTATCAAAAGAATTGGGTATTTCTGAAAACACTTTCACAAGCAAGATGAAAGGTCGCTATTTCTTTGATACTAGAGAAATAGTAATCATATGTAATTGTCTTGATATATCGTTAACAGATATATACAAATACTTTTTTGTATTAAATTAACCTAACACTTAAATTATACAAATATATTTGTATTTTGTCAATAAATATATACAGAATGTTGAAAATGTGAAGAAATATCTACAAAGAAAAGGAAAAGAGGTACTAAAATGAAAGCATTTATAGCTTACAGACACGCAGACGGTAGTTTTGGAGAACTAGAGCCACTTAACAAGGAAGCAAAAGAACAAGAGAAAACATTCAGCGAAAAAGAAACTGATGCGTTTGCTCACATAGTTCTTGATGCAATGCTCAGAAACAAAGATAAGGTTAAATAAAGATAAGGTTAAATCATGAAACTAAAGATTAACTTTATCAACAGGACAAGCAGCACAGCAGTAAATGTTAGAGAAGCCTATGTGCTTGGTAATCTTCTGGTTATCAAGCACATCAACGGCAGAAGAACATTTATTGACTATCACTCTATTAAGAGTGTAAGAAAATTAAGGTAAAAGATAAGGAAAAGGTGGAAAATATGAATATTTCAATTTCAACATTAGTTATTATGGCAGTAGTATTTATTGTACTTATTTTATGCATTGTGCTTTTGACAGAAAAAGTTGTAGCCTACCACAAGGCTTATGAAGATTTGCTTAATAGAAGCAAAAATTATTTGAATTTGTCAAAGAACTGTAACAAAACATCTGAGACAATTATTCAGCAAAACAAAGACCTTCTTAATGAGCGTGAAATGTACAGAGCACAACTAAGAAGTTTAACAACTTCTGCAGAACAGTTACATCAAGACAACTTTAAGTTGAGAAAAGAGATTAGAGAAGTTAAAGATATAAACAAAAAGCTAGTTAGTTCTGATAGTTGCAAGGCTCTAAAAAAGCTCAATACAAAATACGAAAGCTTGAGATTTGATTTTTTTGACATCAAATTATTCCTATCCCGTATGTGGACTTGGAAAGATGAAGAACTACAGAACATGGCAAAGTTATATATTACTGATACCTACAGTAAATATAATAGTGATTTCAAAAAGTTTTGTAATGAAAGAAATTCTGAAGGCGAAACTAATTTAGAAGTGATAGAAGATTGTCTTAATGAAATCGAAAAGGATTTCGCTTTCTCAAAGAAGAATGGTGAAACAAATGAAGAAGATTAAGATTGTTGGATTTATTGTTGTAACTGTTGCAACTTATGTTGTTTCGCTGATTTATGGCATCACATTAACTGCCAAGAATGGTGGTCTGATGTTGCTACCGGTGCTTTACTTCTGCTTAGTGTATGTAGTACCTCATATGGTTAGTGACTACATATCAGAGTGGAAAGAAATCATCAATGACGGTGAAGTGTGCTTTACAAAAGGTGAAAAGTACCGTAGATGGTTTGAAGAAGCCACAGGCAAGAAAGTTGAAAGACTAGAAACTAGTCTTGAAGGTGAAGAAGTATCTGATAGCAAGTTACAGGCAAGTTAAAGAGAGGTGTAATAATGGATAAGTTTAATCAGCTAGAAAGTCTTGATAAGTTAGCATACACATTTGCTAACACAGACAAGATGATGATGTCTAGCTTGAAGTTTGAAGAAAGAAGCTATGTGACTACTTTAGCAAGCCTATATATGATGTATGACCTTGTTGGTACACACATCAAAGATAAGGTAGTTAAAATTAAGCAAGATGCCTTGAAGGACTATCGAACTATACATAGTGAGTTGTATTTTGAAAGGCTGAGTTATCAGCAATGGCAACAGTCAATCAAGGCTACGGAAAGACAGACTAGAGAACTCACAGAAGTTCTTAAAAGTGGTGACTTGCAGAAGTCACTAGAACTAGCACTAGAAGTTATAGATACATTATTGAAAGAAAACACGCTAGTGAATATGTATAGAGCAGTGATGCAAAGTGCAGTTACTGATGATGAAATAGATTCAGCAGTAAAAAACTATGCTGTTGAGCATAATCTTGAATTGGATAGTAAAGAGATAGAGAAGATAGTATATAGGTTTATCACAAGTCTAGGTACATCAGAAGATTTGTTGTGTTTCAAATCTATGACTAAAGAAGAAATTGAAGAGTATTCTAAAAGACTTCCAAAGCGTGAAGTTGACGGTATCAGAACAGAGATTAGTGAAGAATACATAAAAGCACTGTCAGCAAGTTAGCTGACAGTTGCATATGGGATTGTTGAATAATTGGTAATTCATCAGATGATCCGTTCGTGTCTGATATGTAAGTTCAAGTCTTACCAATCCCACAACCACCTCTGCAAGTTACTTACTAAAATCAATTTAGGTGTATCTCCTAAGTTCTAAGATAGAAAATCCTTCACGCAGAGGTTTATGCAACAAAGGAGAAGGTTACTACAAGTACCTTTGTTGCTAAAATAAAAATGGAACTGTAGCATAAGTAATGCGATTAGATCATCCGTACAGTCTAATTATATAGGTGCAATCCCTATCAGTTCTAACATCTCCGTCTGCAGTTTCTATTATTATTTAATTTCTGACCTTTTCATAAAATATTTTTAAACAAAATTAAATTAGTTTTCCTTCAGTAAAAAAGTTATTAACAAAATTAAAGTCCTTCGTGCAGACGGAAGCATTGAGCAACGCAATGCTGGCCAAGGGGAAGGCTACTATATAGTACCTTGGCCATATATGAGGTTTTAGTTTAGGGAAAACACTCCATAAAAAGTTTTCGGTGTCTCGAACAACAGGAGAGAGCTGGATCATGCCCAGCAAACCTCGTAAAATCTTGATAAGATGTTGTGACTGAAAATTATGGACGTTGTTCAGTCACAATATCCAACAGTAGTACAAGTAGTACAGCAGTACCCTGGCTGCTAATCTAGGTTCAAGTCCTAGCTGTTGGTGGTTATTTCCTTATTTTTATTTTTTATACTGACTTCGGTGGTGTAGAGATACACCACCACATCTGCAGTAGCCGTTGGGGTTTAGCAAGTTCAATTCTTGCCTACTGCTAGTACAGTAGTGGCGATTGTACCACACTCTTTTCTTATCTTTGTTCAATAATGGATAGGGTCAAAGTCAAAGGAGATTTAATATGAGGATTGAAAAATGTAACAAATATAGAAACAACAAAGTCACCTATGACGGAATAATATTTGATAGCAAAAAAGAAGCTCAGAGATACGCTGAACTAAAAATGCTAGAAAGAGTAGGAAAAATTAAAGAACTAAAAAGACAAGTTTCTTTCACTCTGATACCAAAGATTTGCGACCAAAACGGCAAGTGTATACAGAGAGCTTGCAAGTATTATGCCGACTTTGTATATATGCTAAATGGAAAACTTGTAGTTGAAGACACCAAAGGTGTACGAACAGCTGAATATAAAATCAAAAAGAAACTGATGTTATATCAACATAACATCATTATCAAGGAAATTTAAGAGGTGAACTATGGATATTAAAAAGATAGTTAATATCTGCAAAAAGAAAAGTGCTTTTCGTGTTAATAAAACTAATGACGGTTGCCAATGGTTTGGTGACGGTAAAGCTATGTATCTACTTTCTCCGGATATTCCATTTCTATCTGCTGAAGTTATTAGTGGCTTGTATGAACTCAGCAAAGACAAAGTAGAAGCAGGATATAGGCTTCATTGTTCTTTGTCACCGGGTGAATTAGAATTACTTGCTGACACTACGGAAGATGAAGAAATGTTAGTGCCATTACATATGAATGTTGTTTATGGTGGTACATTGTTATTGCCATTTCGGTCTAGTCAAGGTTTAATACTCATTGATAATGAGTATTTGAACCCATTAGGAAGTAAACCAAGTGAATTAATGTTTACTTTGCGTGGTGAAAACATTGTTGCAATAAAGAACGGAATGCTTATTACTGCTATAATTAGTGCTTATGATGTTAATAGAGATGATGACTTTACGGAAGAGTTAAAACAGTTGTATAAGCTTAATTCAATCAGCCGAGAAAAAGAGTTTTTGAAAAATAAGAACTTTGATGAAATGGAAGGTACATCAGATGAACAGGAAGAGCTGCGAGGGTTGCATTTACTATAAAGACGGTAATGGCAGACGAAAGAAAAGCAGTTATGAAAGATTTTGCCATTACATGATTGATGAAGGTAAGCCAAGAAACTGCGACCCAGCAAATTGTGATAAGAAAGTTATTGATTTACCTATTCCCAGATTGGGAGCATTACCACTTCCAAGAAGGTGATAACATGAACGGTAGAATAAGATTATTGACTATTCAAAAGCTTTTGCTAAAGAATGGAAAGACAACTGTTAAAGAGATACAAGCTGAAATTTTCAATTTATATAATGAAAAAGCAGAAAGAAAGGCTATCTATAAAGATATTAGAGCCTTACAGCAGTTTCTTCACATAAATAAGAAGAAAGTAAATGATACGGTTGTTTATATATTAGAAAGGAAAAACAATGAATAAATTATTTCCTATCATTCTTATTTTGTTGCAGTTTTGTGCTTGTATCGGTTATGTCATTAGTAAAGATTATAAGATGGCCGTTTATTGGCTATCGGCTGGAATATTAAACATTTGTGTGACTTTCTAAGTCAAAAAGGAGATAACTATGGAACAAAAACAAATACCTATTGATATGTTAAGACCTCATCCGGACAATCCAAGAAAGGACCTGGGGGACCTTACAGAACTTGCAGAGAGTATCAAAGCCAGAGGTGTGATGCAGAATCTAACCGTAATACCTAAGTATCACTTAGGTGAAATTGCCTATTATACAATTCTTATCGGTCATAGAAGATGTGAAGCATCTAAGATAGCAGGACTTAAAACACTGCCATGTACTGTTGTTAATGTAATGTCAAAAAAAGAACAAATAGCAACAATGTTGCTAGAAAATATGCAAAGGTCTGATTTAACACCACTTGAACAAGCTGAAGGATTTCAAATGATGATTGATTTAGGCGAAGGAATTAGGAGCATTGAAAAGAAAACAGGTTTTTCTGCTACAACTATTTGGCATAGAGTTAAGTTGCTTGAACTTGATAGGGAAGAATTACGCAAGTCACAAGAAAGAGAAGTTAAGCTTACTGACTACATTAAGCTTGAAAAGTTGAAAAATGTAGAAGATAAGAATGAGTGCCTTAAAGAAATAGGCACTAACAATTTTGACTACACATACAACTCAAAGCTTCAAGAACAAGAAAGAAAAGAAAAGCAGAAGGTTATTAAAAAGGAACTTGAAGAAAAAGGGTTAGTTGATATTACTGACGAAGAAGGAAGGTATTTAAAATATGATAATGTTGTAGCTTGTGACTATGCAGATATAGATATAGATATAGATGAATTGATAGCTAATGAAAAAGAACAATTATATTTTGCTTTGTCACCGGTTAGTACTGATTGGATAGTTATTTATAAGATGAAATCAAAAGCAGTTGAAGACAATGCTGATGAAAGAGATCGGGAAAGAGCAAAACGAAAAAAGATTAGCGATAAGCAGAAAAGAGACAAAGAAATACTTAAAGACAAATTAAGTATTTTGGAAAATGTACGAAATACTGCAAGAGTTACTGTTAATGAATTTGTAAATAGATACACAGGTAATAAAGGTGATGAAAATCTTTTACTAAACTTTATTATCTATTTACAATCTAGCTATGGTGTATATTTTGGTGAAAAGTGTAAGAAAGATATTACAAACAATCAAAATAATTATGATTACACTAAAGATACGAATATACGCAGAATTATGTTGTTATACATAAGAGCATTGTTAACAAATTGGAGATATTTAAAAAATGAAACAGATTATGATTGTTTTTATGATGATAAAGCTGAATATAAGAAGGAATGGGCAAATGTAGATGCATATATCAATTTTATTGGATTACTTGAACAATTAGGCTATCAAGTAGCTGATGAAGAAAGAAACTATTATAACGGAACGCATGAAGCTTTTTCTAAGAATGATGAAGATTAAAAAGTAAATAAAAATAAACTCTGATAGGTAAAAAAATCACCTATCAGAGTTTATTACTATATATAGAAAAGAAAAATTAAGGGGTGAAACACCCTTTTTAAACCTTGATTAAGCGATTATTTTTATGACGATTTTTAAAAATAGGAGAATGAAAAAATGCACTGGTACAAGAAAATAATCAAGGCTGGACCTTTGAGAGAAGAAATAGTTTACAAGAGTATAAGAAAAATTAATAAACCTCATTCATCAAGATGCTTAGGCAAGAAAAGTAAATCTTCGGAAAAGCAAAGACTAAGAAATCTTATGGAATGTAAAAGAAGAGTTCAGAGATTAATCTGCAATAATTTCACAACTAAAGACTTATATATCACTCTCACATTTAGAGAAGACATATCTGATGAAGATTGCCAAAGAGAATTTACAAACTTTGTTCGCAGATGTAAGAATTATTGCAAAAAACATATTGAAAAAGAATTTAAATACATAGGATGTACCCAGCGTGGTGAGAAAAAAGGAAGATGGCACGCTCATGTTGTTATCAGTTACATAGAATTTAACATTCTCCGTGATAAGTTGTGGAAAAAAGGTGGCATTAAGATTGAAGGTTTATACGAAGATGGAGCATATGAAAGGCTGGCAAAATATATCACATCAGAGAAAACCGGTAAAAGGCAAATGAAACAATCAAGAAATCTTGTAAAGCCATCAGAAAGAGTTATTGAACTATCACCTACAGCAGCTATCGTTCGTAGAATTAAAAAAGGCCAAGCTATGAAACAACCTAAAGGCTACTTACCTCTTCTTGACCAGTGCTATACACACATTAATGACATAACAGGCGAATCTGTCAGAATGGTTTACATCAATAATGATTTCTTGTATGGAGGTGGTCGCTATGGCTCGGAGTAATACTGCTCAGTATAGATGCCTATGCCCTTGGTTCATCCGTGACGGAACAAAAAATATAGATTGTGAAGCGTGTAAAGGCTTTGGCAAGGAAATAAGAATAATATTTGACAGTGAAGAAGAAAAGAAGGTTTTTCAAAAAGAATTCTGTTTCGATCGGCATACAGGACTTGATGACTTTACTGCCAAATATAAAAAATGCCCTTACGCAGAGTTGGCTGAATATATGTGGAATAAAAGCTGAACATAGTTTGGCTTATTTCTGATGTAAAAAAAATTTATTTTCCATATATAAGTAAATATATATAAGACAAGCGTACAGCATTTTTGTGTTGTGCGTTTTTTTATTTGTGTTTTGTTTGAAAAATTAAAAAGCTAAAATCAAAATGAATATATCGTGAGGTGTGAAAAATGAAGAAAGGAAGACGAAAAGCAAAAGATAGTGTCAACTGGACTGAAGCCAGAAGATTTTATCTCCAAAATGATGTTAGCTATCAAGATGTTGCAGATAAATTCGGCACAACAAAAGCAAGAGTTGCCGAACACGCAAGAGCAGGACCAGATAAAAAGGGTTGGGTTCTGATGAAATCAGAATTAAAAGACAGAATAGACACACAAACGGAACAGAAATTTGTTGAAAGACAAGTGAAAAGCAATGTGGAAAACCTTAATTCAGTGTATATGGTTGCTGAGGACTTGATAACAAAAGCTAATGAAGCAGTAGGTGAACTTAATAATCATCTTGTAAAAAGCAAAACGAAGAAGAAAAAAACAAAGTATTCAAATGCAAAAGGTAGAACAAATAAGGCTTTAAGTGAAACAGTAACAGAAGAAGAGAAAATCAAGTTTGTTCAAGGTGATGTTAACACGAAAAAAATGAAAGATATTGCAACAGTCATTGAGAAAGCTAAGAATATCTTTATTGAACAACCTTCAGAAGACAACGGCTCCGGTGTTATCATAATGCCAGAGCAAGAAGAACTAACACCACCTGATGATGAAGAAGGTGTTGTAAATGAGTAGTACAGCAGTATGGTCACCACAGCCAAAGCAAGTTGAAATGATGAAGCATGGAGAAGATGAAGGGTTCTACGGTGGTGCAGCAGGTGGTGGCAAGTCAGAATATTTGGTAATTGAAGCTTTAAGACAAGTCAATCACCCACAGTATAAAGCTTTAATACTGAGAAAAACATTCCCAGAACTGCAAGAACTTCTAGAAAAAACAATGTACTATTATCCAAAAGCTTATCCAAGAGCAAAATATAACGGAAGCGAACATGTGTGGACTTTTCCGTCAGGTGCTAAAATTCAGTTTGGTTCTTTACATCACTTAAAAGATAGGTTTAAATATCAAGGACAGCAGTACAACTTCATTGGATTTGATGAGCTAACTCACTTCCAATGGGATGAATATGATTTTCTCCGTTCAAGATGCCGTTCTAAAGCACCAGGATTGAAACAGTACATTAGAGCTACAGGAAACCCTGGTGGCATTGGCCATGGCTGGGTTAAGAAATATTTTGTTCGAGCCGGAGAACCAAATAAAACTATATGGGAAAGTCAAAAGATACAATATCCAGATGGCCGTATCGAAAAAATGTGGTTATCAAAAGTGTTTGTGCCTTCAAGAGTTTATGACAACAAGATACTTCTACAAAATGACAAAAAGTATCTTGCTAGACTTGCGTTCATGGACGAAGCAAACAGAAAAGCCTTTCTTGATGGGGACTGGGACACATTCGCAGGTCAAGTCTTTACAGAATTTAAGATAGGGATAGGACAAGAACTTAACACAAGGAAGGGAACACATGTTATTAATCCGTTTGAAGTTCCTAAGAGCTGGTCGATAATCAGAAGTTTTGACTGGGGTTATACAAAACCATACTCAGTTGGTTGGTGGGCAGTTGACCATGACGGCAGATACTACAGGATTAATGAGCTATATGGCTGTACAAAAGAACCGAACACAGGTGTTAAACACTCGGTAAGGAAAATAGCTAACCTTATCAGAGAAAAAGAAGAAACAGATCTTAACCTTAAAGGTAGAGAAATATATGGAGTTGCTGATCCAGCAATATTTTCAGACAGAGATAGTGGTAATTCTTCTATTCAATCAGACTTCGCAAAAGCCGGTGTTTTTTGGAGTAAAGGCAAAAATAACAGATTGTTTGGTAAGATGCAAATGCACTACAGACTGTGTTTTGATGAGAGAGGTATTCCAATGATGTATGTGTTTAATACATGTAAGGATTTTATCAGAACTATACCCAATCTTGTATATAGTGAAGTATCTGTAGAAGATGTTGATACCACACAAGAGGACCATATCTATGATGAAACTAGATATGCCGTCATGGAAAATATTATCCCACCAAGAGAATCAGCTATATACACACCTATATCATATGATCCATTGTCAGGTCAGCAAATGTATAACGGTGCAAGAATTATTAATTATTGAGGTGTTATATGATACAAAAAGATAAAGAAAATCTTGATACAGCAGTATCAAAGGAACAAGTAGATGATAAAAAGATAAGAGAAGTTGGCCGTAAAGGTAAGATTGATGATAATAGAGTGGCACAGTTTGCTGACATTCTCTATAAATATCGTGATGGTAAGCAACTTCTAGATGATAAAATTAAAGATAATTATGAATGGTGGAAGCAAAGACATTGGCACTTGCTCAAAGGTAAGCAAGTTGCAGAAGGTAGCAAAACTGTAGATATGGTTAATAAAGAACCTGAACCTACTACTGCACATCTGTTTAACTGTATTCAGAATAAGCATGCAGATGCAATGGATAACATACCTGAGTTAATATTTCTTCCGGTATCTAAAGATGATGAACAAACATGTTCTATCCTTAACAAGATAATTCCGGTAGTTAATGAAAGGAGCAAGTTTACAAGAGCGTATAGTGGTTGCTGGTATGATAAGCTGATTGCTGGTGCAGGTATTTATTTCATTAGTTGGAATCAAAACTTGTATTACGGACTTGGTGATGTTGAAATTAAAAAAGTTGATCCACTCAAACTTTTTTGGAAACCTGGCATTAACAATATTCAAGAAAGTCCTTACACATTTTATGTAGAAGAACTTCCATCAGCAGAAGTTAAAGAACTATATCCGTTTTTGACTATAACAACAGGAAACACTCTTGCACTAAAAGAACATCAAAAAGCTGAGCAAGATATTGAACAGGATATAGTTCAGCTGGTGCATTGTTACTATAAGTTTAATGGAAAAATTCATTATTGCTATTTTTGTTGCGGCCAAGTAATTTATGCAAGTGAAAATGATGATAGATTTAAGGATACAGGTTACTATCTTCATGGCAAACATCCATTTGTAATTGATAGTTGTTATTCAATTTATAATTCTCCATTTGGTTTTTCTTTGCTAGATGTTGAAAAACCTACACAGGAACTTATTGACAAATATACCCAGCTTACTGTTAAGAATGTTAAAGATAATGCAGCAGGTAAAAAATTCTATGATAGAAACAGTGGTGTGAATTTAGGTGATTTACAAGACCCTGGCAAAGAATATGTTGCAGTAAACTCTATCAATGATGGAGTTATTAGACATGTAGAAGTAAAAGATATTACTGCTAATATGTCTGGACTTATTAATAATAAAGTCGCAGAGATGAACGAAACATCCGGTAATAGAGATTTCACGCAAGGTGGAACAGTAGCTGGTGTTACATCTGCATCAGCTATAGCAGCTTTACAGGAAAGTGGTAGCAAGGGTAGTAGAGATTTAATCAAGAATACATACGAAGCTATGAAAGAAATAGGTGAGATGGAAATTGAGATAATGCGACAGCGTTATCAGAATACAAGATTCTTTCGTATTACAGGCACAGAGGAAGAGTATGACTTTGTTGAATTTAACAATCAAGATTTGTTACCAAGAGAAATAGAGCAGGAAGATGGTCAGCCTATTCTTCATACACCGGTGTTTGATGTAAAGATTAAGGCACAAAAGCAAAGTCCGTTTTCTACAATGGCCAACAATGAACAATATCTTAACTTTTTCAAAGCTGGTATGTTTAATCCACAAATTGCTGACCAAGCCCTTTTGTGTGTTGAATTATTAGAGTTTGAAGGTAAAGAAAACCTTATTAGAAAGCTTAAAGAAAATGGAACACTACTACAAACCGTACAAGAACTGCAAGGACAGTTACAGCAGTTTAATAATGTCATTCAAATACTACAACAAAGTCCACAAGGATATATGCTAGTTCAACAAGCTATGTTACAAGCACAGCAACAACCGGTTGAACAAATGAATATGCAGACAAAAAGAGAAGGTGATCCACAAAGTGGTGTACCTATTGATACTAATTCTGTTGGTGATACACAGCAACTACATAATTGGCAAGCTAAGAAAGCAGCAGAACAAAGTAAAAACCAAGCTGAACAAAAGTAAGGAGACAAAATGAAAGCTAGAATTGTAAAGCAAGATAAGAAGAAGGAATTCACAGAAATATCTGTAAACATCAATGAGAATAAATACTCGATTACTGCAGTTGGCCATAATCACCCTAAGATATGTGCAGCTATCTCATTCGCTTTGATAACATTAGCACAAGCACTTGAATTTCAACATCAAGATAATAATATCAAAAACTTAGTTATAGATTTACAACCAGGTAATAGCATTATCGAGTTTGAAGATAACAAAAAAGATAAATCAGAAGCAAGGATTATTGTCAATACAATAGTTGATGGTTTATCTATGCTACAAATGGCTAACAGTAGAAAAATTATAATGACAGGTAATGTCTTTGGTGGTACTGCAGATGAAATACATAGAAAGCAGATAGAACAAATGAAACTAAGAGAAAAGTCTGTTTTAGAGTATATGAGTAAAAATAATGCTACAGCAGTAAAAAGAGAAGAAACAAAGAAAAAGTATGAGAAATATAAAATTGAACATCCAGGCCATGGAACGGATGATAGTGTAATCGAGAATGGTTATGATGAATTGATGAAGGAGATTGAAAGTAGCAATTAATAAAAGTGCATTGATTTTGTGAATGGCTACTGAAAATAGTTGTGTTTTGTTTGAAAAAATAATTAGTTATAATTAATACAGTGATATATGAAAATCACAGAAAGGACAATATTATGTTCATAACAAAAATGTCAAGATATATATACTCAATGAATTTAAGTCTTTTTGACGGTGCTGGAGCTGGTTCTGGTGGTGCTGGCAATGTAGGTGGTAATGTTGCAGGTGCTAATGGTAACGGTTCAAGTTCGTCTGGCTCAGTTGGGATGACCACAGCTCAGCAGAGAGAAGCTGAAATTAATAGTAGAATACCTTGGGACAGGTTGAAAAACGGTAAACCTGCAGAATTAAATGGTAGTAATCAGAAGAACGCCACTTCTAATGGCAGAAAAGGGGATTTCGCCAATCCAACCGTTAATCAGAATAATCAAAATATTAATGAAGAGCGTTGGAATGAAGTCAAAAAAGGTGAATTTAAAGACTTCTACGATAAAGATGTGGCTAATGCAGTTAAAAACCGTGTTGGTAATCTACATAGTCAGCTGGAACAGTCTAATGCAACAAATCAAGAGCTACAAAGCATTGTTGATGCTATTAAACTAAGATACCCTGATGCAGATAGTAATGAAGCTTTATTAGCTGCTATCAATGGTGATGATAGTTTAATAGACCAAATGGCTTTTGACAATGGTTTGACTGTTGAGCAATACAGAGAAAGTATGGCTCAGCAAAGACAGTTAAATGATGAGCAACAAGAACTACAGGAACTAAGAAGATGGAAAGAACAGCAAGAACAAAACAAAGTATATGAAAATCAACTACCGGAAGTTCTTGCTAAGTATCCAAACTTTAATATGCAAGAAGCTATACAGAATCCTACATTCGCAAGAGCATTAGCACTGCAAAGAATGGATGGTAGTGAACCAAATCTTCTTGAAGCTTATGAGTTTGCTTATAGAGATCAGCTAATGGCACAACAGATTGACCAGACTGTTCAGATGGCCAATAGACATTTCACCGAGCAGCAAATAGCAAATAGCTTGTTACCTAATTCTAGTATTACAGGTGGTGTTGCACCGTCAACATCACAGTTGACAAAAGATAAGTACGAACAAGCAAAAGCTTTGATGAAACAAGGTAAGTCAGCAAGTCACCTATTCAGATAGATAATTCCAATTCTCTAAAGAGGAGAATTGATATGAAAACTTATAAATTTACAATGCTACTAACTCTTTTTGATGTTACTATTGGACCCGGTGGTTTATATCAGGACAACGGCAATGTAGTTAATGCGATTTCAGTTAGTGCAAATGATTTAACGGTAGAACAGAGAATGTTCTACCATATGGATCTTGTAGAAATCCATAGTGCTAATCTAGTTCATGAGCAGTTTGCTATGCACAGAAAAGTTCCACAAGGCAGTGGTCCTATCTTCTCTATGAGAGGTTTTGACCCTTACGAACCTGCAACTACACCACTTCAGGAAGGTGTAACACCTGCAAAGCCTAATAAGATGAAGCCATTTCAGGTTGTAGCTGAGATTAAATCATATGGTGCATTCACACCTCACACAGATTGGCTACATATGGTTGCAATGGATGATGTAGCACAGCAGGATATTAAGAAGCTGGGTATTCAGTCTGCACAGACTAAGGAGATTTTGATTAGAGATACCTTATCAGCAGGTAAGTATGTAATGTACGCACCGGTTGAAGCTGCAGATGGTACTCTAACTTATGTGTCTGACAGAACTTCTCTAACATCAAAGAATAAATTCTCTGTTAGAGAAATCCTTAGAGCAGTAGCCTTCTTGAAAAATCACAATGCACAACCTATTGAAGGCTCATTTATGTGTATCATTCATCCTGATGTTGAACTTGATGTTCTAACAAGCAAAGGCTTTACTGAACTTGTTAAGTACACAAACAATGTCGAAAGAGTTTATAATGGTGAAATCGGAAAAATCGGTATGGTTCGTTTTGTAGTATCATCAATGGCTAAGAAATGGGAAAAGGCCGGTGCAAGCGAAACATCCGGTAAAGCAGATGTTTATAGTTCCCTTGTGCTTGCAGACGGTGCTTATGTTGTTGCAGAATATGAAGGTGGAGGCCTTCAGACATTCCTTAAACCAGTTGGTTCTGCCGGTTCTGCTGACCCATTAAACCAGCGTGGTACAAATGGTTGGAAGTTCACTCTTGCAGTAGCTAGAGTAGTTGAAGAGTATATGATCAGAGTTGAAAGTGGTGCTAGTGCTAATCCTTATTACACAACATCAGCTTAACTAAACTAATTAAATTATCCCACTACAATTAAGTAGTGGGATATTGAAGTATTAAAGGAGAAATAAAAGATGGCAAGAACATCAGCTAAAGATAAAGAAAATGTTGTAGAAGAAGTTACAACTACATCAGTAACAACAGCAGAAAACGAAGAACTTAAAGCATTAAGATATGAAAATGCTTTACTAAAAAAACGATTAAAAGAAAAAGAAGAAACACCGGCAGTGAATGTAACTAATGATGAAGTAGCGATTGACTGTAACGGTAAGAAGTTTGCAATTAAAAATGATGGTGGTGATGAACTTAGACGGAGAGGATTATCTGAAGAAGTTGTTCAGAACGAATTAGAACTTCAGAAAGAAGTTGCTATTATTCTCCCTAAAGATCCATTCAAGGATGTGGATGTAAGACTATATGACCCATTGAAAAACATTACGATTGCGATTCAGCGTGGTGTTCCTGTACGAGTTCCGGGTTACATTGCAAAGTCTTTGGAACGTTCACAGAATGCAGATATTGTTACAGCAGAAATGATGAATAAGATGTCAAATGAATTTGCTGAACAGGAAAAAGAATATAATAATTAAATTTTAAGGGTGGTGGCTGGTTCACCACCCTTTATTTGTAGGTGATACTATGAGAATATCAGAAATTATTGATAGAGTACAACAGGAGTTTCCAGGCCAAGAAATGTTTACGGATAATTGGATAATTAATCAGTTATCAATACTTGACCAGAAAATTAAAAGAGATATTTTTGATACACACGATTGCCCTCTGAGGACAACAGAATTAGATAATTATAGCTTTGAAACTGACAGAAATACAGAACTATTAGTTAAAGCTCCGTATGATGATACATTATATACAGACTACATATTAGCAATGTGTAATCTAGAACTTAAAGAAGATGATGATTACAACATTAGAATCAATATGTATGAAAGTAAAGAAGAAAATTTGTGGAAAGCAGTAAACAGAAAATATAAGTTTATAGTTCCATATAAAGATTATAGATTGTAATAGATTTTAGGTGATGATAATATGTACCCAAAATTTAATAGAAGAAGAGAAAATACAATACCTATTTCTAACTTTCTAGGAATTAACAGAAGAAATACTACATTTTCTAAGATTAGTCATTATAGCAGTAACTATCAAATTGAATTTACTGATATGAAAAATATGACAGATGATTATTATCCTATGCTTGGTAACAGGCCTAAAAGAGAAGCAGTAAGTAGAGTTAATACATTTGACAGAAACGCTATATGTAGTAATTTGCTTGTTTGTAATGATAGCTTAATGTGGCTTGAATCAGATGGTATTATTTATCGTAATAATAGTGAATTTAGCAACTATTTTTCTACAGATGATTTTGATAAGAACATCAAAAGACAGTTAACCCTTATGGGAAACTATATTGTAGTTACTCCGGATAAGGTAAGGATCAACATTACTACAAAAGAAGTTGAACAAATTGAAAACATATTTTATTCAAAAAGTGGTTCTGGAGAAATCCAAACATCAAATAATCAAAATGATGTTCCTAGCATTCAACGATTTGTAATTAATACATCAATAGAACAATCAGAATTGGAATATGTAGGAGATACGGCAATTGATTTGACAGATGAAAGTTATCAAAAAACAAATGCTGAAGTAGATAGACTTGCAGCCTTCAATAAAATAGGAAATATAGTTGAATATTATGATTATGGGGAAAAGCCAGAAAGAAGTGATAACTGTACTGCAGGTTTATTTTTGCTTACTGATATAGAAAAAAACCAAACCGGTTATTTTAATAAACAAAAAAAGATATTCACAGAAATTTTTGCAAACTATGCAAAAATTATCAGAACAGGAATTGGTAAAGGATTTTCTATTGGAGATACGGTGGAAATAAGCGAGATTAATAATTCTTGCACTTCAAGCTACAGAGGAAAAATAGGTGATTGGGTAGATACACTTAATAGTGTTTTTACTATCTATGATGTAGCTGATGATTATATAGTTATCAATGCAGTTTTAGAGAAGTCAGTACCTTATAGTGGCCCTATTAAAGTATCAAGAACTATGCCTGATATGGACTTCATAATTGAAAGGAACAACAGACTTTGGGGTTGCTCATCAGAGAATCATGAAATATATTGTTGTGCAATAGGTGACTGTAAAAACTGGAATACATATCAAGATGCAATAGCTTCAGATAGCTGGGCTTGTACAGTAGGAACACAAGGAGATTTCACAGGTTTAACTAGAATTGGTGATTACTTATATTTCTTTAAAGAAAATTGTATACACAGAATATCTGGTGAATATCCAAGTAACTTTACGGAAACAACAATATATCAAAGTGGTGTTGAAGCTGGTAGTGAACAGTCATTAGTGGCAGTAGGTTCATCACTCTATTATAAATCTCCGGAAGGTATTACTAAGTTTACTGAAGGATATGCCAACGAACTTATAAGTAATGCTGCATTTGATAGTCAACGATATGTAAATGCCGTAGCAGGTAGGCACAAGAATAAAGTCTATATGTCATTGCAGAATGTTATTACTGGTGATTATGAAGTGTATGTCTATAATACTGACACAAACTTGATTATGAAAGAAGATGATACACAATTTATTTCTACAGTAACACTTAGAGATAATATGTACTTTGTTGATGCTTGGACAGGATACATAAATAGTATTTCAGATAATAATGTTTTTACTGATTTTGCAAGTTACATTCTTCCTGAGAGATTAGCAGAACAAAGAACATTTAATCTCCATGGCAACCAAAGATTGTTTGGTGATGTTGACGGTGATGGTGAAATAACACAAGCTGATGTTGAATTGCTAAAAAAATATACTGCACATAAAGCAGATTTGAATGAAGATGCTTTAACTTCATCAGATGTTACATCTGATGGAAAAGTTAATATTAAAGATGCAACTGCATTAACAAATTACGTACACGATATGAAATTAGTGTATGAAGACGATATTAGCTGGAGTTTTACAACCGGTAATCTTTTTGAAAGTAATTTATCAAACGAAAAAATCAAAAAATTACAAATTAGAGCTGAGATAACAGGTGATGCAGAATTACTAATTCTAACTAATAATAATTCACATTATCAAAAAATCAAGGAATTTAAAGGTCTTAAAAATCAAAATGTATATGTACCTATCTTTGTGCAAAGATGTGATTATCTGAAAATTAAAATGCAAGGAACAGGCACTATTATACTTAAGTATATTGATATTACATATCTTGGAGGTAGCAGTAAATGAGAAGATTATCAAAAATTAAGACAGATACAAAGAATATTGCCGATGTAATCACTCAGTATAACAAGGCAGTAGATATTATTAACAACAGCCTGTCTAGCATTGGAACTGAAAATTTAAATCAAGAATTGCTATCAACACTTAAAGATATTCAGAATGATATTAAAGCTATCAAGAAAAAGCTAGGAGTGAAATAAATGAAATCAAGTGTAAAAACACAAACGGCATATAAGAACTTGAATAAGGCTACTAAGAAATATCAGTCAACTGCTAACAATGCACCTACCTACAATGAAAGTGGAAAGACCAAGTCTGCATATAACCAATGGACAAGTTACGAGAAGAATAATAAGCCTGGTGAATATGCTGGAACATGGGCTGATGTTCTTAATCGAAAAGTCACCAATTATATTAATCAAGATCCATACTCATATAAGAGTCAAAATGATGCAAGTTATCAAGCTGCTAAGGACCAGTACACTAAGACCGGTCAACAAGCCATGAAGGACACCATGGCACAAGCCTCAGCTCTTACAGGTGGTTATGGAAATACATATTCTCAATCTGTTGGCCAACAACAGTATAATGCTCAAATGGATAATCTATCTCAAAAAGCTATTGAGTACGAACAACAGGCATATAACAGATATGTAAGTGATAGAGAACAACAGTTAAATACTATTAATGCACTACAGAATTTGGATAATACTGAGTACAGCAGAAATAGAGATGCTATTAATGATTACAATACTTTTTTGAATTATCTGCAGAACAAATACACAACACTAAAAAGTGTTGATGATGATACATTCAATCGTGAGTACAATATCTGGCAGCAACAACTTGGTGCACAGGGTACATTGTTATCAACTGCACAAAACAATTATCAGTACGAAAATACAAATGATATTAATAATTATCAATTTGGTGTTAATACTGATTTACAAAAGCAACAACTAGCAGAAACAAAGAGAAAGAACACTGCTAATATTAAGCTAGGTCAACAGCAACTAGCAGAAACTAAAGCTAGCAGAATAGCTACTAACAATTATAACAACAGATTACTGAACACCAAAACTACAACAACAAAAACAAGTGGTAGTTCTAGTTCATCTGATAAAGTAACTACAAATGCTATTAATAAAATAGTTAAAAATGGTGCTCAAATGTACAAGGACGGTACAACAGCACGATTAGCTAATTATCTAAACAATCTGCCTGAACAGTATGACGATTATATGGAAAGTATTATAGCACAAATAGGATTGCCTAAAAATTGGTTAGATGATTTTAGAAATGGGAAAATATCAGCAGAACGAAAGTAAAAAAGGAGTACAATATGTCAACTTACTTAGAACGAATGGATAAGAAGAAAAAAGAGGAAGAGCAATCTTCCTCTTATTCTACATATCTTGAGAGAAAAGAAGCTAAGAATATTCTTAATGGTACGGATACTTTTCTCCAAGACTACAGCACATTGGTTAATAATCATAATCAAACTTTGAAGGACACAAATAATTTCCTAAAAAGTAATGAATTAACTAATGACAATTTACACTCAAACATTATCAATGATAGTGATAACTATAACAATTTAAAAGATAAGTTATCAAAATTTAGAAACGAATTTGTCTCACGATATGGTGAGAAATCTGTATCTAAAATGGAAGATAGATTATCTAGTTTAGGACAGTCTATTAAATCCAACAGTAAAGCTATTGAAAATATTATGAATGGAAAGAACGTTACTAAGCAAGAGGAAGAAAAACAGTCTGATGCTTTATTTCCTGGTCAAAAAACACAAAGCAACAAGGTTTCATCTCTTGAGGTTAATGAAGCAAAGCAACTTACTGGTAAGCCAACAGATATATTGTTTAATAATCCTTCTACAGCAGAACAAGATGAAGCATTGGTTATGAATACTAGAGGTTATGCTAATAAGTATGCCAATATGTCATATGCTCAAATTAAAGATACAGTTGCTAAAAATTCGGATTCAATGTCAAACGAGGAAAAGAATTTCGTAACAAAGTTTACAACTAATAAGTTAAGTAAAGAAGGTACTGCAGAAGATGCTAAAAATGAGTATGAACAACTAATTAAGAATGGTGCTGATGAAAATAGTCCAGAAGTGTCTCATCTTAAAGAAATGTATCAAAATAAATATGATAGCGAAGTTTACAATAAATTATCAAACTTATCTGATGATGATGTAATTAAGGCTTTAGATAATGATATTACTGTAGGTTATGGTGCAGATACAAAAACACAGAATTGGGTAACAAAAGACCATTTAAAATATGATGATGTTAAGTCATATATAACTAACTATGGTTCTTTATCACTGCTTAAAAAGTATAGAGATTATCTTAAGGAGAATGGCGAGTACACAGAAAGAAACGAATTAGCACATTCTCTACTTGGAAATACTGATGCATTTGACAGTACAAAGAATAAAAATGAAGATGAAATTAATCAGCTTGATGATGTTATTAAGATAAGAGAACAAGAAAACTATATTGATGACACATATAAAGAACTTTCTAAAAGTCACGATTTTGGAAAGTATGGTTTTGTTGCGAAAGGTAAAGACTTAAAAAACATAACAAGCAAAGATAAATATGATATTGTTGTTGATTACTTAAATAATAAGTTTGGTGGTTCTTCTGATGAAGCAAAAGGTTTTAAAGATAACACTAATACTTATAGCAATTATGTTACAGCACAAGAAGACAGACAAAAAACACAAGAGTTTGCTAAAGAACATCCGGTGTTAGGTACACTGCAGTCAATAGTAACTAACTTAGGAAATTCTTTATCTTTGCTTCCTTTGGCTGATACAGTTGACAGTGTTGTTGGTATTGATATAGATACAAATGATAAGTTACATACTATATCAAGATTAACAAATGACTTGCGTGAAGGTGCTAAAAGTAATTTAGGAGAAACAGGTCAATTTATTTATGACACAGGTATGTCTGCATTGGATAGTGCATCATATGTTGCAATGGGTAATGCTTTAGGTGTAGCAGGTGAAGCTGCAGGTATTGCTAACGCTACAAACTATGTGCCTGAAATAGTTAATGGTCTTATGGGTAACATTGTGGCACAACAAGCCATTATAGAAGGCAAGGAGAAAGGATATAGTGATACTAAAGCAGTATCTATGGGTATCATTCAAGCAGCAATAGAAGCTATTACAGAACAATACAGTTTAGATACAATCATCAAACACCCAAATCTTCTAAAAGGTGCATTGGTAGAAGGTTCTGAAGAAGTTGCATCAAACTGGCTTAACAATGTTGTTGATGCCGTTGCAAACGGTGACAAGAACAGATATAGACAAGCAATAGAAGAATATAGACAAGAAAATCCTAACGCATCTAATGGTGAAGCATTGGCAAGTGCCATTTGTGATAGCTTTAAGGATGATGGTTTGTCATTTATTGCAGGTGGTTTGTCTGGTGCAGCTATGTCCGGAACACAGATGGGTGTTAATAAGCTAAAACAACATTCTGCAGTAAATCAGTTCAAGAACTCACAGATTGAAGTATTAGATAATATTATCAATGATGAAAAATTTAGTGATACAGAACTTCAACATCAAGCGTCTGTTTTGAAAAATAAGGTAAACAACAATGAAGAAATAACCCGTACTGACGAGTTAAAGCTACAGAACGCACAAATGCGTACTGAACTTAAAAATATAGTACCAAAAGAAGTAATTAACAATACAGCAGCAAAAACAGATATTGAAGTTGCAACTGAAAATGGAACAGAAAAGGTTAAGGCATCTTTTGGAACAAAACATCCAAATGGTATTTTAGCTACTGTTGATGGTACCAATGCTAAAGCAGTTACTAACATTGTTTCATCTAATAGTGGAAAAATGACACTACAAACAGATACTGGTGATACTGTACAACTTGAAGATGTACAGTTTAATAGTCCATCACAGAAAGCTATCTTTGAACAAGCGTCAAAGTACGATACTAATGGTGCAAAACAATATGTTATTGCAGTTGACAACTTCAAAGGAAAATCCAAAATCTTTAACAAAGCTTTTAACAAAGCTTTTGATGCATTATATAAGCTAGGTAACTCAGGGTATGATTATGAGGGTGATATTGCTGACCTAAAAAATTATCCTACACAGAATGAAATGGAAGATAAATCAAAAGAAGCACCACATGTGATTTATGATAAAGCTATTGAACCTTCAAATACCAAAGAAGATTTACCACTTTTTCAGAAAAAACTAATTAATAATGCTATGGAAGCAAGAAAAGTTTTAGGTGTTAAGTCAATGAATGTTGTTAATGCTGGCTGGAATGACTATGCTAATGCACTAATAGAAAATCAAAGGCTAACTGATTTAACAAATGAAACATCAGAGCATTTTAAGACTATGTATGATGTTGCTAAGGAAGAAGCGAAAAACTATATCTATAAAGATGGAATTCTCACTTCTGCTGATATTGACAAACCATCAGAGCAACAAAGTAATGTGTCAGAAACACAGAATAGTGTTCAAGAGCAACAGACTGAAGAACCACAGGAGAAAGAGCCAATTAAAATACCTAAGAATGAAAGTAATAAGCTATATAACGAGCTAGTCAACAAATTTAAAGGTAGAGAAGATGAATTTACTGATTTATGGGGTAAAGCTTATTATGCCGGTGCTAGAGGTGTGTCATATAATAGTGTTGCAAAAAACATCAACTATTTGGATGTTATTCGTCAAATAGGTAGCAAAGATGTTCAACGCATTATGGAAGCCGGTAGAAGAGATAGTGTAGCAGAAGTAAAGGCTTTAATGCAAAATTCAAAACCACAAAAGAAAACCGGTGGTAAAGTTGTAGTAGCTGAATCAGCAAAGAAAAAAGTTAAAAATACAGCAGTATTTGAACATATAGCTAATAATATTGGAACTGACATTTATGTAGAAGATATTAAGGATAAGCGTATCAATGGCTACATTGATAAAGACGGAATTCATCTAAACGCTAATCATGGCCAAGAAGGTATGTTGTTTGCAATATGCCATGAAGCTATCCACAAACTTAAATTAGCTAATATCAAGGGTTACACAGAATTAAAGAACTTTGTTATGGATGTTCTTACTGATAGTGGAATGAATATTGATAGCAGAACAATGAATGTTATCAATAACTATCTGGAAACAAATAGTTTGAATAGGGATAACTTAACAGAAGAAGCCGAGGAAGAAATCGTAGCTAATGCTTTTGGTTCTATCATCAGCAACGAAAAAGCTATGAAAAAAGCTTATTCTCTACCATCATCAAAAAAGAAAAATCTTGTATCTGCAATTAAGTCAATCATCAGTAAGCTAAAAGAATTTTTGAATAAGTTGTCAAACCAAATGCCAGAAGTAAAAGCATTAAAGGACAACATTAATGCTCAAATCAAAATGGCTGAAATCTTTGCAAAGAATGTTGAACAGTCAAATTCTAATACTGATAGTAAGAATAAAAAATATCTATATCTAGGTACAGAATCTAAAACTGCTAATATTTCAAAGCTTAACAAAGCAAAAGAAATGGAAGAAGATGGTGCATCATCTGAAAGCATTAGAAAGACCACCGGTTGGTTTAAAAGTTATGACGGTAAGTGGAGATATGAAATTAGTGATAAAGATATTCAGTATTCAAGAGATGGTAAGTTTACTAATGACCCACAGTTAAAGAGAAAAAATGAACTCTTTAATAAGTTTCTTATGGGTACTATTACATCAGAAGAGATGAATGAATATAGTAACCTGAATAGTAACAGAGCAGTAAAGCCGGTATTTCTATCAGATTTTGTAAAGCATGATAAATTGTTCAAGTCTTATCCTCAGCTAAAAGATGTAACACTTTCTATTGATAGTGATATGTCTAGCAAAGAAAAGGGCTTTTACGATAAAGGAATAAAAGAAATACATATCAATAGTAAATTAACCGGTGATGAAGCAGTTAAAACAATTCTTCACGAAGTACAGCATGCAATTCAACACATAGAGAAGTTTGCTACCGGTGCAAATGGTAGTAATGAAAACTATAATAGAGTTGCCGGTGAAATTGAAGCTAGAGATAGTGCTCATAGAAGTAACTTTACTGAAGAACAAAGGAAAAACATCCGTCCTGATATTGACAGAACAGATGTTGCATTTTCTAATGATGATATTAGTCTTGCAAAAAGAAGAAATAAGAAAGGCTTTAAGAAAGCTCTTAATGAATATGAATGGCATATTTTTAATTCTTCTATGGTTGATTCACAGGCTAGAGGTTTTAGAGTAGATGATAATGGTATCTTAATACCAGACCAAAATTATGCTCATAATTACAAGTTAGTGTTTTATGATAATTTTGAAGATGGTCCACAAATTCAAGAGGTTTACAAACTTGAAAATTATGATTATAATATGCATGGTGATAATCTTAATATATCTAAATATTTAATAGATATTTATTATGGAAAGAGTGGTATAAATAATGAACTTAGACGAAAAATACTTTACAATTATCTACAAGTTTCAGGAACGATACTCAGAAGATTTAATGTACGAACTGGTAGATGGAATCTTGTCAACAGTGGAGAGAATAGACGAAGTATTAGAACTAGTGAATCAGAATTTGAGCGAAGAAAAAATGATGAAAGCACTAAAGGAAATAAGGAAAAGGGATCAGATTCCTTACGAGGATTAAACGATACCCAACTAGGTGCAAACTTACCCGGTAAGAAGTTTTCTATCTTTGAAGATGGCACAGATAAGAACTTAGTTGCTATGCACAACCTTAGTGCAGATAATCTTGAAACTGCACTAAACCGTGGTGGTTTCCCTATGCCAAGTATAGCAGTTACAAAGGATAACATCTCCCATAATGACTTTGGTGAAGTTAGTGTCCTGTTTGACAAAGACACCATTGACCCCGAAATTAATAACAACCATGTTTATGGCAGTGATGTATATTCGCCAACACATCCCGGTCTTGAATACAAAGTCAACGAAAATAAGAGCAAAGAGGTATATGATTATTTCAAGGATGAATTAAAAAACAAGGATATGGCTTTTAAAGTTAATCCGGTAAACTTTAGTTCAGCTAATTTAAGTAACAAGATTAATTCACTAAAAGGTGAAGATAACTTTATTGATTCTCTTAAGAGTAATTATGAAATGAAAAACTTCTATCTCTCTCTTAATAATAACGAAGTTAAAAAGGTTAAAGATTTAGTTAATGAAGAAGTTGAAGAAGTTGATGAATTAACTGCTGATTTTTATAATTATCTCTACAATAATATGAATGAAGAGATGAAAGAAATTAAAGACTTAAGTAATCGTGAGTGGTTTAATAGGTATAAAGAACAATTTAATTCTGTTACCCAATCATATATAGACAAGTGGAAAGGTTCTTCTCTTGCATCTATTAAAGAATTTATTGCTAATGAAGCACGAAAGAACGGAATAAAAATTGCTGCTACTGTTAAGAAAGTTTTAAACTATAAAAATAATAACGGTAAGATTGTCAATACAACAACAGTAAAAGATTATGACGGTGCTAAGAAAGAAATTGATAAGAGAATTAATCAGAAAGATTATGAACAGTGGCTTAAAGATACCTTTAATGGAATTGTTGAAAAGACAGGTATAAGAAAGCCAAATGTTGATGCTTATACTTCTAGAGGTGATAGAAAAAGTTTTGAACAACTGCACTATGCTGATACATTAGACAATATTGTTAAGGCAATGAAAGATGTTCAAAATGGCGAAAGTTTCTTTGGTGGTAATCAGTTATGGGCCATTGGTTCAAAAGAGTACAGCAGTATTAAAGACATTAAAGGTGATACATCTAGACTACAGATGTTAAGTGATGAAGAACATAGTGAAATCAAAAGTGAATTAGGTGTAAGATTTCAAAATATTGCTAAAGAACTTGTCAATAACAATGATTTAATGAGTTTAGATTCAGCTTACAACAATATAGCTGATGCAGTCAGACATTCAAAGAATGAAAATCAAATGCTGAAGTACCTTAAAGAATATTATCCTACTACTGCAACATCAGAGATAGTCAATGAAATAGTTAATCTACTTGATGATGTAAGTAATATGCCAACAGGTTACTTTGAAGCAAAGCCACAGAGAGTTATTTCTCCTGGTGAAATCAAAGCAGTTGTTATTCCGGCCGGAACATCAGCTAACGTAATTGAATTATTAAAGAAAAATAATATTCCTTATTATGAATACTCTTCTGATGAAAACAGAACTGTTGCAACTCAACAAGCTATTAATGATACTAAAATTCGTTTTTCTAAGTTTTCTGATAAAATCAAAAAAGAAGAAACACGAAGTGAAAAAGCATTAAAGATGACGAATGAAACCTTGTCAGAACTTCTAAATATGACAGAAGAAAAAGGTTTTGTTGATGATGATAAAGTCTATCAAGAAGTTGCAAAGAAAATTTTGAAAAAATATAACTGTAATTTTTCTTCAAAAACTTTTGCTGAGAATGTAAAAACAGTTATGAATTATGCAAATAATCAAAAGGTACTTGATAATAATGACTATATTAATCAGCTTACATATGTTGCTAATGAAGCATTAGACAAGCATAAAAGCATCAAAGATAATTTTGCTGAAGAAAGAAAAGTTGTTAATGACTATTTCAGCAAAAAGAACTTATTGTTATCAAATAAGCAGAAAGAAATTCTTGACTTTGGCATAGGTGCAAATACATTCATCAATAAAATGTATGGTATGGCCAATATAGTGACTGACAGTAACTTGTTGTCTTCAGATAATACTATGTACTTAAAAGAAGTATATGAGAGTTTGCAAAATGAATTAGGAATTGATTTTCTTCCTATGGCTACTGAAGAAGAAATGCCGGAAAGATTGTTGCAACTTAAAGAACTTTTAAAGCCACAGATTAATATTGACGGTATGAATAGATATGATGTATCTATGAATATGGTTCAAGATCTTGTTACTGAAATAGCAAAGAGTAAATACTCTAATAAAAATACTGAGATAACAAAGAAGATTAATCAGCTGGTTTCTCAACAGAAACAATGGAACAACGAACTGAAAAAAGAGTATAATCAAAAGCTTAGAGAAGAAAAGAAAAAGTATGAAAACAATCTTAAAAAATATCAATCTGAAATTGGTGAGTACAAGCAAAGGACAACCTACGAAAAGCATAAAGAAATTGTTGCATTAAAAGCAACACAGAGAGATACTCTTGAATGGTACAAAAATAGAAGAATGCAGACAGTCTATAAGGACAAGATACGCAGAATGTGTAGTAGATTGGGCAAAATGATTAATACGGAAATAAGAAAAGAAGGTATTCCTTTACCTACTAAGCTTATTAGAACTATGTCTAGTCTAGCTGATATTATTGATCCTGGTACTACACGAAACGGTAATACAGTTAGTGGATATGCAACTTTCATGAAGTTAAAGTCTATCTATGATGGATTAAAAGAAGCTGATAATGAAGCTAACCAAGGTTCTGCTGAGGGTATTTATGCACTGCACTATCAAAAAGCTATTTCAAATTTAATTGAAGAATTAGCTGTACAAATTGACGAAACACCTCTTAACAAGCTAAATGGCTATCAGCTTAAAAAAGTTTATGATACTTTGCATATGGTTGAAAATAACTTTAGAGATGCTAAAAAAGTTATAGTTAAAGGTAAAACAATTGAATATAGCAAACTAGGCATACAAACCATATATGATTTAAGAGATGTTAGAGGTAATCTAAGGGAAAACTCTGATAAGAATAAATTTGCTGTACCAAAACTTAATAGATATGCAAACTATCAATTAGATTTTCTTCGTTTTATTAAAAGACTTGTTGGATATAATGAAGAATCACCACTATACCAACAGGCTATGGAATTTGATAAAGCAGATAGTAAAGAAGCAAAAATTAGAATGGAAAGCAAACAAACTTTTGAAGATGTTTTTGCAAAAATGGAAGCAACAAAAGCAGAAGGTTATAAGCACAAATCTGTACTAGATGTATTTGACGGTAAGGATGCTAAAATGCTTGACTTTGGACTAAAAGATAGATTTACCGGTGAGCCGGTGAAAATATCTGCAGCTATGGCAGTAAGTATCTATCAAATGAGTATGAATGAAGATAACAAAAGACACTTTGTTCTTGGTCAAAGAAATGTTGATGTTCCTGGTGGATTAAATATTCCAAATAATGCTCTGTGGCAAAAAGGAAAGAAAACAGAAGCAAGAAGTCAGCATCATACAGTAGTTATGAGCGAAGAAATTTTAGATAAAATTTCTAAATATGTAATTAATAATGAATTGTTATTAGAATTATCTAATGCCACAGATAAATTTTTTAACGAAGTTTCAAGAAAATATATAGATGAAACTGCTAAAAGATTATATGGCTATCCTATCAGCATTGAAAGTCATTACTTTCCTATTAACACTAATAAGAATTATATTAAGACGGAATTTGAAACTGTTGTTCTCAATGCTAGTCTTGAAAACAAAGGCTTTACTAAACATAGAACTAATGGTCATAATCCAATTTGGCTTGATGATGTTACAGAAGTTATTAATAATCATATGAATGGTTTAGCAAAATATGCTGCATATACACCAATCATAAGAGATTTTAAGAAAGTATATAACTATACTGCACCGGATTACCAAACAAGTGTTAAGGATGAAATCGAAAAAAGATGGGGTGCTTCTGCAACTCAGTACATAAAGAATTTTATGGAAGATTTACAGAAACCTTATACCTCTAATCCGGGCTTTTCAAAGTGGAGAGGTAGATTTGCTCAATCTGTATTGGCTATGAATCTATCAGTAACAATGAAGCAAGCTGCATCTTATCCAACTGCAGCAGCAATTATTGGATATAAGCCATTAGCAAAAGCACTAGCATACGGCGAAAATGCAGAAGGTGAGAAGAAAGTTTTATTCTATAGGGCCAATAGAGCAGAAATAAATTCTATGACCGGTGTATTCTTTGACCGTTACCAAGGTGATAATACAGCAGAAATGAGAGAATTTATTAATTCTGATGGCTGGGCTAAGAAAGTTCCTTACTTAATGAACTGGATACAAAAAGCTGATGTAGCTACTACAGGTCGCTTATGGCAGGCTTGTAAGTATTATGTTGAAGATGAACTAAAAATTGAAAAGTACAAAAATGGTACAAATGAATATACTGATGAATACAAAAAAGCGTTAGTTGAAACCTACGAAAAGGTTATCAAGAATACTCAGCCTATGTATTCAACAGTTCATAGACCTGCTGTTCTCCGTTCTCATAACGAACTAATGAGAACATTAACTATGTTTATGACACAGAGATTGCAGAACTTTGGTATTATGGTAGAAGCTACCGGTAACTACAGAGCAAAGGCTAAAGAATTTAAGTTTAATCCAACTGATGCAAACAAGAAAGCATTAGCTAAAGCTAAGAAACAGTTTGTCAGAGCTATCAGTTCACAGATTGTTGCAGGTATGACATTATCAGCAATGACATTACTTGCAAAGACACTAATACATGGATTGGATAGATACAAGGATGATGAAGGAGAATTAACTTGGTTAAGTATTCTTTCAACATTTAGTTCAGACTTTATGGAAACAATGAGTGGTTGTGTTCTGTGGGGTAGTGAAGCATATGAGGTAATATCTAATTTTATTAAAGTTATTAATGGTGGAACTGTATATAACTCTGATATAGTTGATTTAGGTGCTTTTAATACTATTAATGATATTCAAGATGCTGGTATTGGTATGCTTAGGACTTGCTTTGCAGATGAATTTGACGAAAGCAAATTCAATAAGTATTCATATAAAATTGCTTCAGGTGTTGCAAAGGCTTTTGGAATACCACTTGATAATGCGAAAAATATCATAATGGGTGGTGTTAATCTTGTTAAGGATTGTGTAGATAATGGTTCACCTTTAGCATTCAAAGCAGGTAGTAATATTTCATTATCAACTAGTGATTATGCTGAACATTTGTATGAATATCTTGTCAATAATGATAAAGAGGGTTATACAAAGCTATACAATAAAGCAATGGCAGATGGCATTGATGGTAAAGATATTCAAACTGCTATTAAAGAGCAGTTAATTGGAAATGAGTTCGTTCAAAAGGCAGCAGTAGCACTTGATGATAATGATATAGATGCATATAATTCAAGCTATGAAGTGCTACTTAAGCAAGGGTTTCAAACTGATACGATTAAGAGAGCAGTTGACAGTTATATCAATAAATATCTTCACCCAGAAGAGGAAGAAAAAACGGATAACAAAACTAACTATACAGAGAAAGAACTTTTTGATAATCAAGAAGGTCAATCTGTGCAGTATGGTTTTGATGACCTATGGAGAGCAAAAGAAAATGATAGTAGTTCATATCAAACTATCTATGATTCATTAATAAAACAAGGCAAAAAGCCTAGTGCTATTAAGTCAGCTATGAAAGCAAGAGAAAAGAAAAAGAAAGAAAAAGAAGAACAGAATAATTAATATGCAGAAGAGGTTAGCATTTAGCTAACCTCTTCTTGTGTTTTGTTAGAATATCAAAAATTATATAATATTTATTAAAGGATGTGATGAAGTGTGAATACTATCCCATTTAAAATAAATAAAAATATTATTCAAAAAATTGGTGGTTATTCCATAGCAAGTTCAGAAAATAACTATACAAAGTTTGATTTTCAATTCTCTGATGATTGGAACAAGATTGGAATACAAGTATCAGCTACTATGTTTTTTGATTCAGATAAAATACCGGATCCGGTTCTTCTTACTATGAGGAACGATAACACAGGTTATTGCTATTTGCCATCAACACTCAAAGACGAGCATGGAACACTCAAACTTGGACTAACTGGTGTTTATGCTGATGATAAAAATGAAAGGATAGTAATTAACACATTATTAACATCAATGCCGATTGGCCAAGGTGCATTTATGACCAAGTACCCAGCTAATGATATATACAAAGATATGTTAGCTAGAATAGCTTCATTTGATAAATCAAAGCAAGACAGATTAATTTGTAAGAATGGTATTACTATTGATAAGGATAGTAACATTTCTGTTGATGATGATTATGTAATTACAACCGGTAATATCCCCAAATATGTTGATCCAATAAAAAAAGAAATTGAACAACTAGAGAAAAATAAATTAAATGGTATGACTATTAGATGTACTGATTTATCTGAATTGTTAAATTATGAACCTGGTATTTATCTAGCCCTTTTAAATTGTGCCGGATTTTATGAATCATCACAGTTAGAAGAATGTGAAGTACTTATTGATGAATACGGAATTACTATCTATATAGTACAAGCAGGATTATTTTATTTCATTACAAAAGAGCAAATTTCCAATGGTAAAATGCCTGAGAAACTTAATCTAAACATAAATGAAATTGATGCATGCTTAGCAAAAAAAGCAGACAAAATAGATGTAGATAATTCGATTGATGAAATAAAAGCCGATTTAGATACTAAAGAAAATGCTTCTAACAAGAAAAATGCTATTGACGGAAGTTCTGCTTTTTATCCTAGCAACATAGCTGTTAAGAACTATGTTGCTAAAGAGCTAATTGAACCTAAATCGGAAATTGCTCAATTGAAACTTAGTAAGGCTGATTTAGTGCAAAGTCATAATATGTTTGATTGGGACAAACTATTAACAACAAAAAGTAATATCTTTACTGTTAGCAAAATAGAAGATGAAGGTTATCACATTACAGGAAGAACAGCCAATAGATACAGTCAAATATTATCTAATCAGGAGTTATCGCTAGAAGATGGCGATTATTATCTCTGTGATAATGTGACCAATAATGCAACTGTTTCTGTGTGTTGTCAGTTGATTTTAATAGACACAGATGGATACCGTACGTATTACAACAATACGAAGGTAACAATAGATAAATCTAAATATACAAGCATATTTTTGTCTGTGCAAACAGATGCATCAGTTGGTGAAGTTGATTCTGTCATTTATCCAATACTATGCAAATATGAAAATATTAACATTCCCTATCTACCTAATAAGGTAGCAGATGGCGTTCCTTTAATTGCTAGACACATTGCTGATACAAAAAATTATACAGACCACAACCTTGATACAAAGGAAAATATATCTAACAAAATTGATACAATCAACTTTCCCAGCACAACCTACTATCCATCTACCAAAGCAGTATTTGACTATGTGAACAGTAAGTTAGAAACACCACTATCAGACATTGAAAGTTTGAAATCTGATAAGCTAGATAAAACTGATTTTAATAGTTATAAAACTAGTAATGATAATGCAGTTAATAGCAAAGTGGATACTACTGATTTTAATGCTTACAAAATTTCAACAGACAAAGTAATTGCAGACAACACAAACTCTATCAAAGCTAATACTACTGCTATTGATAAGTGTGTTACAGATATTGCAAATAACTCAGCTTTAATTAGCAAAAATCAAATTAATGTTACAACTGATAAGTCAACTAGCATTGTACTTAATGATAGTAGTGATTGTAACATTGTTGGGTTAACTTTGTACGGTAAATCAACTCAGAGTGCAATACCTACACCAACAAATCCTGTTGCTATTAAGAATATTAACAATCCTAAAATTACTGTTACAAATGATAGTGATAGTCAAAGTATTAATATTCAATGCACATTAAGAGGTATAGGAAATGTGTGTGATACTCTAACAGTAAATAGCGATGGTACAGGCTACATAACACAAAGATTATTTGTAGAAAGAATCACATCACAGCAAAAGTCAACCAGCTACGAATGGAATTATTCAAAAACAACCCATAGATTTTTCAGAAACGACTATTCATATTCATTTGATGTGAAAGACAACAAACCTTTGATTTTATGCAGTCATCTTGATGTAGGAGAAAATGAAAAGAATACTGCTTTTGATAATTCAATAGGTTGGATAAATGTTAGTGGTGTTGGAATTGCAATCAGAATGACCGAATTTGATGGTGATATTGCAAAATTTAAAAAGTGGCTTGATGACAATGAAGTGTATGTTGTAGCACCACGGTCAAAACCCATTACCGTTAATTTGTCAAAAGATGAAGTAGATAAAATACTGTCACTTCATACCTATTATCCTAGTACAAAAATTAGTGCCGATACTGATTTTGAAGTAACTTACATTGCAAATACAAAAAATTATATTGACAACAAAATCCTTGAAGTTGCTACTGCTTTAGTAGCTAGTGAAAGTGAGGTGATGTAATAATGTTTAGCTTACATGATTTTGTTTTTAAGACTTTAGAAACAATGAAGAACAGACTTGATGAGTACCAAGTCAGAGCATACGCACTAAGCTGGTATAGTAAGTCAGTCTTAACAGATGATGATATGCTAACTATCGACAGTTGGTACTCAACTGATGAAGTGAAAGAAGAACAGACAGAAGAAACACCAACAGTAGAAGAAGGTGAGTAATAATGTCTGATGAAATTATTGCTGCCTTAATCAGCCTTGGTGGCTCGGCATTAGGATCTATTATATGTATTATATGTAACAGTAAATTAACTGCATACAGAATAGCACAACTAGAAAAGAAAGTAGATAAGCACAATACAGTAATTGACCGTACATATAAAGTGGAAAGTCGATTAGATGTTATTGATGAAGAAATCAAGGTTGCCAATCACAGAATTAGTGACCTTGAAGATGAAAGGAAGTAAAAATATGCAAAAGTACATTGGAGTAAAACAAGTAGAAGCAAAACATATGACAAGAGGTGAATACAACGATTACCGAGGTTGGACTGTTCCGGCTGACGAAAATCCAGCAGATGAAGGTTATCTAGTTAAACACTCTGATAATTATGAAAGTTGGATTGCTAAAGATGAGTTTGGGAAAACTTATAATGTAGTTGGTGTTCGCTCACTTAATGATTCAGCTCTATTGATGGTTAGTACGGATTATAAAGATAGATTCATAGCTGAATATATTCAGCTAGAAACTAGAATTAAAGGATTAGAAACAATGCTAAATAATTGGGATAAAGAGTTATTAACATTTATTCCGTCATGTCCTAGAAGTACATATAATCTTCAACTTGAGTATATGAAAAAGTATCTTGCAGTGTTAGAAGCAAGAGCAAAAATTGAAGATATAAAATTATAAAAGGAGTGTTGAAAAATGAGAAATTGGAAGCAATGGATTAAGAAAGCTGGAGTAAGAGCAATTAAGACAACAGCCCAAACTGCAATAGCAACAATCGGTGTAAGTGCAGTAATGTCAGATGTGAACTGGACAGTAGTATGTTCAGCTAGTTTACTATCAGGCATTTTATCATTACTTACATCAGTAGCAGGTATCCCGGAAGAAGGTGGGGAAGAATGAGTGTAATTATTGGTCAAGCAAGTATTGACGAAAGAGGATATGCTTCAGGTGGTAAAGCCGGAGATCAGACAAGGGTAGAATGTAATACTAGAAGCTGGTACTCATATCCGTGGGATACATACCTTGAATGTACAGATAATGATTTAGCTAAAAAGGCTGCATCATATATGAAATCTATTTGTAAATCATCAGCGTTTGGTTATGATCAAGGTCAGAGATGGACCGGTCTAAATGCTATTGTTAAGAATGATAAAAAAGTTAAAGGTGCAAGTAATTCAGAATTTGATTGCAGTAGTCTAGTGCTATCTTGCTATGCTTTGGCAGGATTAAAAATCAATGGAGTTAATATGAATACTCCACTATCATCATGGGGCTATACAGGAGATATGTGCGACAATTTATTGGCCACAGGTAAATTTAAGAAATACATATCATCAGAATATGTAAACAGTTGTTCTAAAGCAAAAGTTGGTGGTATCTATCTTAATACACAATGCCATGTTTGTATGGTTATTAGTTCACCAAATTCGGTTGTATCAACATCATCAGTAAAGAAAAGTAAAAAAGTTAAAATAACAAATAACGCTGGACTTTATCTGAAAAACGAAAAAGACCCTGTTGGTAAAACATCAATTAAGAAGTTATCAATTAAAAAAGGAACAACTATTGAATGGCTAAAAGATGATGGGTACGGATGGTCTCAGGTTAAATACAAGAATAAGAAATATTGGATTGCTAATAGCCATCTTGGTAAAAGCTATTCTAGTTATGATATTTTCACTGCAGAAAAAGGAACTAGAGTTCGCAGACTAAATAAGACTGAAACAAAGTTTGAAACAGATACAGTTTTAAAATCTAGTCACAAGTTTAAAAATATTAGTGTTATTACAACAGGTAAATATTCTGGATGTAAATATGCAAGACTGATTTCATCAGATAAGAATAATGGAAGAATGTACTATGTTTATTAA